AGCTGTTTTCGTACCAATCTCTGCCAGTAGATCCGCGAGTAAGAGAGTTTCTCAAACTTCGCCGCATCGCACCTAGCTTCTGCTCACTAGTGACGTTTCGCGGAGCTCCACGGTATTTGCCTGTAGTGCCAATGCGATCAGCCAGATTTGTTTCGGCAATGTCGTCAATAAAAATATTAGCGCGCGGCAGGTCTGGTAAATTTTTTATCGCGCCGTCAGGAATTCCTTTTTGTATCGCCTTCATTCCTGGTCCAACGCCAGGGATAATCCCCGCTAAACCGATCCCGGTGCCAATTGCTGCCTGGCCTGTATTGCCCTGGTTAAAATCACGATTCGCATCAGAGAGCATCATCAAGCCTGGGTCAATCGTATCGAGCGCATTCATCGCTGTGTTAGCTCTACGCCGTCCCTCTGGAGACATACCAAACGCATCAACCGCTGCACCGAAGGCGCGATCTCTGAGCGTTGGATTGACGTTTGTCATCTGTTGAACGCGAGGAGCGACTGTTCCATCAAAACGTTGGGGAGAGTTAGCAGCTACAAATCGTGCTCGCTGCTCTGGCGTAAGCTGTGCCAGGAACTCAGGAGGGATTTGCGCCATGCGGCGTTTGGCCTCCGAAGTCATAAATGGATTATAGCGTTCTGCCATGATGGACCTACTGAGTGTTATTGCTTACCGTTCTGTGAACCGTAGAGGTAGCCCGATATGCCAGATATCACCGCCATCAGATTTCCTACGATCAGATTCGACAACGCTAGATCTGCTTGCGAGGGAGGCGATACAGTAATTAGAAAGATATAAGCGAAAAATAGCAGCAGGAAAACGCTTGCGAACACCTGCGGGAATATCAGACCTTTACTGGTCTCCCTGGCATGTTGCGTGTCGTCTGCTTGGACCTTGTAAGCATCGATAT